CGTCGAAACCGACATCTTCTCCGGATATTAGGAACTCAACAGTGGTTCCAATCGCCTTGGCGATCTTCACAGCCTCTTCAGTCTTCGGGATTCTGTCTTTTGCTGCATAGTTGATAAAACTTGTGTAGTTGATGTTTGCAATTGCTGCAACCTCTTTCTTAGTGAGGTTCAAAGTTTTCGACTGAATATCGTAACGTTTCCAAAAGTCTATCATAATGTCCATAAGGTAACTCCTCATAATTGAAGTATATCCATATGTATTTATTATAATATAAAATTATAAAAATAACTTGTAAAAATATCCATATGGGTATATCATACGGCTATGTTAAATACGTATGGCGATATTAAGATTGGTGCTTACGTAACAGCCGAGACCAAACGCCGTGCCGACCTCTACCATGCGATCACCGGCATGAGCCTGAAGGCCATCTACGAAGAGGCGATCAAGGAATACCTGGAAAAGCGACTCCCGAAAACGGAGGCCCTCTATGGGTGCATGCCGAGCGAAGCCTTGTAGATGGATGTTGGTCCCGTGTCACATAAATCCCGCCATGCAGCCAGCGATCGGATCCGACCATGCTAAGCGGAT